GGCGAGAAGGTCGTCCGGGTTGTTTTCGAGGACGCCGTACCTCCGGTACGAGAGGCCCCCATCGAGGCCGACTGGGAAATGGCAGATGGCTAGCCGTGGCGCACGGCGACGCGCGCCGTCGGAGACCACGCAGGTCGCCGCGCGTGACGGCGCGCGGAGGACGGAGGGCGGACCACCCAGTTCTATGGCGCGTGAGTCTCTACCACCATCTCAGCAAGCGTCAAGTCCCCAGAAATCTGGCTCTGCTGTCTCGTTGCCCGGTCTGCATAGTGGGCAGAAGCGAGTAGAGGACATGCTGGATTCCCGGCGGTTTGTGGCCCTGATGTGTGGGCGGCGGTGGGGGAAGACCAAGTATGGGGTCCGCCGGGCGGCTATCGTGGCCTTGAACGGGGGGTCTGTGGGCTGGTTTGCACCTACCTACAAGATTGCCGGTGAAGCGTGGCGCGAACTGGTCTCCCGGCTTACCCCTGCCGCACTCCGCATCCATCAGGACGACAAGCGCATCGAGCTAAAGGGCGGCGGGACGGTGGAAGTCTGGACCATGGACGCCCCTGACCCTGCTCGCGGTAGACGCTACCACTTCGTCGTTATCGACGAGGCCGGAATCGTCAAGGGCCTGCTCGGAATCTGGCAAGCCGCTGTCCGTCCGACCCTGACCGACTTCCGTGGTAAGGCCCTATTTCTGGGCACCCCCAAGGGCCGCTCAGGTGAATACGCACGCCTCTTTGCAAACGCTGAACGCGGCGAAGACGGGTGGGGCGCTATCCGGGCAGAGACGCTTGACAACCCGTGGATTGACCCAGAAGAAATTGACCTTGCCCGTAAAGAGCTACCTGAGGAGATTTTTAACCAAGAATACAGGGGCATTCCGGCAGACGACGGAGGAAATCCTTTTGGCCTAAAGGCTATCTCGGACTGCCTTGTCCCACTTTCTAAAGAAAAAACAGTCGTATATGGCATTGACTTGGCACGCGCCGCCGACTATACCGTCGTGATTGGGCTAGACGCTCACGCCCGGGTATCATTTATTGACCGCTGGCAAGCACCTTGGATAGACACGCGCCGCAAAATCTATGAGTTGGTAGACTCTACTCCGTGCGTGGTAGACGCTACAGGAGTTGGCGACGCCATTGTGGAAGATTTGCAGACCATGGGTGTACTAGCCACAGCGTTCAAGTTTACCCAGCCGTCTAAGACTTTACTTATGCAACGCCTGATTACGGCCATCCAAACCCGCTTCTTGGGGATTGCCAATGAAGGCTGGCTAGTAGGCGAGTTGGAGATGTTTGGCTATACCCACACGCCAAACGGCGTCCGATATGAGGCGCCGCCGGGAATGCACGACGACGGCGTCATGGCCCTTGGGCTAGCCGTGTATGGCTGGGACCGGGTTCAATGCGCCAAGCCGACGGCAATGGCAAGCATCACCGTTCCAGACGACAGGAGGCTTGCCTCAGCCACGGAAGACTTGCATCTTCCGGGGTGGAGTTCTCAACTTCCGAATGGATGGTAACGTGGAAAAGAAGCAGATTGTCGTCATGAAAAAGAAGGACGCCGAAATGGAGTCCGAGGACATGTGCGAGTGCCCGGAGTGTGGGCATAAGTTTGCGCCGGGCGGCGAGTACGAGGAAGAGGACGAAGACTAGTCAACGTTGCGCATTTGCAACCAAACTGATTGAGGAAGTCATGGCAGAGTACGCAGGTCGGTTCATTGCGCAGTGGACGGTTGTGGCAACGCAAAATTCCAATACTGCCGCCACTGCAACTAAGGCTGGCGTGGGAATTGGGCGTCATTTCATTACCGGCTATTCGGTGTCGTGTAGCGCGGCTCCAGCGACAACGGTGAGCCTGTCGCTGACGAATGGAGCAACAACGGTTGAGCGAGTGGAACTGCCTGCCGCATTGTTTGCACCAATCGTGGTAAATTTTCAGGCACCTATTCGGTGCGATATTAACTCGGCGGCGGCAATTTCGTGTCCGGCGGTTGGCGGAACGACGCGGTCCACGGTGACGCTTCGCGGCTTTACGACGTACGAGTAATGCTGATTCACGTACTCTGGGCGGCGGTGGCGATATACGCCATTCACCGCATGAGCACGGCAATAGAGCAGTTTGCCCCGGCAAAGCACGAGGCAAGCGCAGAGGAGCCAGCGCCGGAAGTGCCGGATGACTTGGTCGCCTATGCGATGTCGTTTAGCGAAACATGGGCGCAGGAGGACGCGATGCGAGCCATACAACAGTCATATGAGCAATGGAAGGACTGGAATCGTGTCCGAGCGGCTATGGGAATTGGGGGTATTGACTGATGGCTAATCCGCCGCTGGATGACGATATTGCCATGGCGTTGAACATGGCGGCGTTCGTCGACATGCCCGAGGAGGAGGACGAATCACCAAACGACAAGGTCGCTCCTAACCCTCCCGAGGCAGACGGTACGAGCGCCGACGAGCGCAAAAAGGCAATGATGAGCGCGCTGTATGGTGACGACTTCCCGCTCATCAATGACGACGGCGATGATGCGGCGTGGTCGCGCTGGGCGCGGCGGCTATGGAATTCGCGCCGTGCCGCTGTGTCCAAGCATATGTATCTGGTCCAGCGCAATCGCATGATGCGCTCCGGAAACCAGTGGGTTTCGTCGTCTAATGGCGCACCGTGGTCTGAGCCACCGCGCCCCAAAGAGGCCGCTCGGCTTGTCTATAACATGATTGACAAGGCGCTTGACCAGCGCTTGCAGATTATTACGGACCAGCGCCCGGGATTTTCCATTTCTCCGGCTACGCAAGACCCAGATGATAAGCGTAAGGCGTACGCCCGTCAGCTAGCGTGCGAGTTTCAGTTTGAGCAAATGAGCATGGCTGGCAAGGCCCGTGAGGCGGAGTATTGGGCGCAGACTGACGGCATTTCGTTCTGGCATATGTTTTGGAATCCGGACAAGGGGCCGTGGGACGAGCGCATGGGCGACAATGGAGAGTCCATGCCCATGGGCGATTTGGACGCCCGTGTCCTGCGCGTTGAGCAGGTGCGTGTTAGCCCAGAGGCTACGTCAACTGTAGCCCCGTCGTGGATGGTGGTGCGCGATGTTATTCCTAAGGCCGAGGCAGTGGGTCGCTGGGGCTATATCGGCGCTCAGGCGGCTGATGGCGTGAATTATGTGGGCACGGCGAATCAGGACGTTATGGTCGGCGGGACTGATTTTAACGAGGATTGGGTCCTCAGCTATACTGCTGTGGGTGAGGGCGAACGTCTCCGGGACACGGAGACGACTGAGCGATATACGGTTTATTTGGCCCCTCAGCCCGAGATTCTCCCCGAGGGTCTTGAGGTTGTCGTGGTCGGCGACAAGGTCGTCTTTGGCTATACGGACCTTCAGTTCGGCGTGATTCCTGTCGTTCCTGTGCGCGATGGGTCGTCTGACCCGTCGTACTATCCGCGCCCGATTATGGAGCAGTGGATTGATTCGCAGGTCCGCATTAACGCCCTGCTGTCCAAGTGGTACGAGAACATCCGCGTAAACTCCGGTGGTCGGTTTTTTGCTCGACCGAATACCGTGGTAACTGAGACCTTCTTGGGTGGCGTGACCTCGATGATTGAGGTGAAGGGCGCTGGCGGTCTGTCGGATAGCATCCAGCCCTTTAACGGCTTTTCCGTTGGCAACGATGTAAAAGAAGCGCTGGCGCTGGAGAAGGCCGCTTTTGAGGATGCCTCTGGCTATAACGCAGTTAGCCGTGGGCAGGTGACTGGCGAGTCCGGCCGAGCCATTATTGCCAGCCGCGAGCAGTTGGAGCGCGTGTTTGCACCGCCTGTGCAGGCGCTGGCTAATGCATTTACTGACTGGTGCAAGGTCGCGCTGGCAATCATGTCATGGGGCTATGACTTGCCGCGTTCGCTGGGCACGGTCGGCCGCTCGCGCCCAGACCTTGCCCGGGATATTACTGGTCAGGACTTGGACGGGTCAATCGACGTAAAGGTCGAGGCCGCGACCATGATGCCGATGCCACTCAGCTTCAGGCTGTATATGCTTGACAACTGGGTGCAGTCTGGTGTAATTGACATGAAGGAGTATCGTCGGCGTCAGATGTTTGCCGTTACGCGAGACATTTCAACGCCGGACGAGGACCAAGAAGCACGGGCTAGGCGCATCAGTGATGCCATTCTGCGTGGCATGAAGGTGCCCCCTATCCGGTGGCAGGACAACGAAGCGATTCATCAGGACGTGCTGGAGCGGGAGATTTTGCTGCAGGACGACCTCGATCCGATGGTGATTGCCACCGCGCAGGAGCGGTGGACGGCTTTGGCCAATCAGGCCATGCAGAAGCAGGGGGGTGGTGTGCCGCCGATGGCGGCCGGCCCCTCGGCTGGCCCTAGCGCCGCTAGTGTGCCCTCTCTCGCGCCGGGACAGCTACCGCTGGCGTCCGGCAACCCACCGATTGGCGTCGCGCCGATGCTCCAGCAGGGGCTGGCCGGGGCGCCAGAAGCCGAGGTTGCCGCACGGCAAGCCGATATACTGGCCCGCCAATCGTAAGGAGTCGTACCGATGGACATTCAGCAAGCCCTCACGGAAGCCGCTGAGGCCGCGATGACCGCCACGGACGTGGCGACCACCGCTCCCGCCCCCGAGGCTCCGCAGGAACCCGCTGAACCGCAGGACGAAGCACCCGTTGTCACGACGGACGAGGCCGATTCGGCCGAACCCGAGGCTCTATCCGAGGACGAGACGACCGAGGACGCCGAAACGTCGGATACGCCGGTCATGCCGGACGGTTATGTGGCTGTGCCGGTCGTTTCGGACAAGCTGGCCACCGAGTTTACGCTGAAAGACGCGGAAGGCGAGGTCGAAATCCCCGCCCTCATCGTCGAATACAAGGCGAATGGCAAGGTGCGACAGGATCGGCTCGATCAGGTCGTCAAGTTGGCGCAGTTTGGCGTGTACAACGAGGAACGTGAGCAGAAAGTCCGGCAGTCTGAGCAGCAGGCGCTCCAGTTGCAGCAGGAACGCGACGAGTTGGCCACGCTAATCAGCGAGCGGGAAGCCCAGTTGGAGCGGATTCTCTCTGACGAGGACTTCTTTCTCTCGGTGCGGGACGCTTATCAGCAAGAAAACTCTCCCGAGCGGCGCGCCGAGCGTGCGGAGCGGGAGATTCAGCAGTTGAAGGTCCAGTCTCAGCTGGCGGACATCAGCCGGCAGGGACAGGTGTTCTACGAAGGCGAGGTCGCGCCAGCCATTCGCTTGATTGCGGATGCCCTGCCGACGGTCACGCCAGCAGAGTTGGAAGAGCGGATGGCGTATGCCATGCAACTGCACGCGCAGGTCGGGCCTAATGGCCAGCCCTACCTCCCGGCGTCACAGTTCGAGTCCGCTCGGCAGTACATCGTGAATGACCTGGCGATTTGGGCGCAGATGACCCATGCCCGGCGAAGCGAGCCCGCTACCTCTCCCGCGTTGGAGCAGGCGCAGGCCGCAACGGCCAAGGCACAAGTCGAAGCGCAGAAAGCCAAGCGGGCGGTGGGGCAGGCCACCAAGCCCGTGGGTCGCGCGAGCAGCGCC